AGGGATGCGTTTAACAGCTTCGACAGAGTCGTCGAGCCATACTTTTTCCTCGATCGTCTGAAACTGAGCTGGATTACTCCGTACTTCTTTGAGACGTACCACGCTCGCCGCCTTCGAGGAGGCCCATGAGAGCGCTTGCGTAACGCTTTTGGCATCCTGTAACTCCGGGAAGAGTTCCATGAGTCGGTTGAGCCGAACAGCCTCGTTGACGTGACTGCGCTCCATGCCTATGACAGCGCCAGTCTGTATTTGGGACCACTTGGGGTCAAGCTTCTTCTTCAGCTCGTCTAGCGCGGCGATAGCTTTGACCTGTTCCTGCCACGTCATGTCTTCTCGTTGCAGGTTCTCCTCAAGCTCGATCTCCTTCTTGAGGAGCTCGGAGATATCGTCTCGCACGACGGCTTCTAGCGTCGTCCAGCCGAGCAACTTCGCGGCCGTGTAGCGACGGAAGCCGGCGACGAGTATTGCCTCCTGCATTCTCCAAGTGATGATGATAGGCACTAGCTGGCCAAACCTTGACAGGCTATCGGCTAGCCCCTTCATATCGCCCGTCGCTCCGCGAAAGCGGCCGGGCTCGATGACTATTGAGTCAATAGCGACTTTCATGTCGGCTGTTTCGGCGGCTGCCATCCAGGCGGCCCGACGGCGATTCTTCCAGCCACGTTGAACTTAACCGCTAGGAAGGTGATCTCATGCTTGCCGTCGTCTACGGTCTCAAACCACTGATCGACCTTCCCAGCACCGCCTTCGTCGGCTCCTTCTACATAAACCATTGTCGGTCTGTTGGGGATAAACTTCTGTTTAATCTCGTCACTCGTATGATAGGTGTGGAAGCTGACGACGCCCCCATGCTTCATGAACAAGAAGACGATGTTCTTTTGCCGAGGAATCTCGATGTCTGACATTACATCTCCTTGTCCGGGTCTGGACTAGTAACCAATTCCCGTCGAGCTTTCGAGGGCTCGTTCTCACCCAGTCGAGAGGTTGACTGCCCACGCTCTGCCGTGGGGACACGGGAACTACTGAAGTGACTGCCAGTGTTTCATGACCCACGTCGAGCGTCGTAGGCTCTCCCTACGCACCATGCTGACAGCCATCGAGTAAAGGCAGGTAGCGCTAAGCCCCAACACCTCCACTTGGGGTAGGCGGTCGTTGCCTGCTAGTCTCAGCAGGTTCTCTCTCACCCATGCCGCTAGGGACTGCACTCATACGTTCCTGCTGCGCTACCTGCCCATCTCCTACAGTGGTAAGAACGAGTCGATTTGATCCCTCTTCTCGTCCTGCCCTGTGGTCTCGTTGTGATACAGATTCGGCCCGATCACAACTTGCAGCTCGACTCCGATAAGCGAGTCGGTGTTGAACGGAGGCTTCGTCTTGAGCGCCTTGTCGCGATAGGCGTCTGCGAGTTCGCTCATTCTCGCTGCGCGCAATAGGCCATCGAACCCCATAGCGCCCTCTCCAGTGATGACGAGGTGTGATACCCTCGTGCGTTCACCGTCGCCTACCTTGATCTTGAACTTCGGTCGAATTACTGGATTTCCTTTCTTCGACTGCCCTCCTGGGCACTCTACGATACGAGCCGGATAGGTTCCTGGCTCGATAGGTGTACCGTAGTCTTCCGCTTGCGAGGTATCTGGATTCAGCACCGGCATTTTGTTCCCCTTTGGCCGCTTTGGGCAGCCGCTGGTGTTAGGCAGCTGGCGCAGCCGCTTTGTCAACCACGCTCTGCGCTGCCCTAATTTGTGCTACGACGGAGTCGTAATCCCATAGAGTGCCGTCCTTAACTCCGTTTCTACTGCCAACCTTTCGCAGCCCGTCTGGAGACGTCTGGCAGGCTCTTATCCATTCCTGTGTAACCATGTGAGTCTCCTTGTTGTAGTGGGTCTCCCCCTTTCTTGCTTGAATGTTGTACACTTCGTCGAACCTCAACGGGATGGCTTCAGATGACTTGCCAGTAAGGAGAGGCTCGATGCCGATTAAGCTACCGTCCTTGTCTCTTTGTTCCTTCTCGTGACAGATCATTACGAAGTTCTTGTCTGCGCTGAGAACCATGTCGGTAAACTGCTCCACTAGACTTCTCTCTGCGCCGTAGTCCTGTATCTTCGGAAGCACTAGCCCGTACTGGAGAGCCTGCTCGTGAGTTGACGACATCTTCTTGTACGCTGGACTTCCAAGAAGAATTATCGCCTTGTTTTGTGCATCTTCGCTGAGCGTAGTTCCAGAATCCAGTATCCAAGTATCGAACTGATCTCGCCTGTCTGGCTTCATCATGCTGTCGAAGAACTTGCAGGCGTCGTCGAAAGCGTTGTGCGCTGATACTACTGGCCCCTTGAACGAGCGTTCGTAGAACTCCTCCCAGATGAACTTTCTCTTTCCCCACTTGGCTATGAAGTCTGGACTGAACAGGGTTGCCATTCCCCTGTCAAAATCTAGTACGCACGGCCTTGGGAAGGTCCCTGCCCCGAATGTCTTACCGATTTTCGACCTTCCGTATACGAGTATTCGGACAGGTCCGCCTGGCTTCCAGTCTGACGTCTGCTTCATGCCTGCCTCAGCTGGTTTAGGCGTCTGGTTAGTATTTCCCTAACTCTAGCTTTCCGTCTTTCGCTAATGAGGTAGGGATACACTATCATCATCATGTTGGTCGCTGAGTCTCCGTACAGGAACACTTGATAGCTTGGCTTCTTTCCTCGATAGGCCGGACGCCTGCAGACTTTGCCTCCCATTAAGCCAGAGCACCACTCTGCGACGTCCTCGTCGGTAGTGGTCATGACGACGGCTGGCGTACCGCTGAACTCTCCTCGGTTGCCTCCGTTTACGGAGAAGCATCCTTCTCCTTCTAAGAGTCCAGATAGCCTGAGAATGTCGTCTCGAAGGTATCTCACTCTTTCCTCTCCAGTAGCTTGTTCGTCAGGTCCATGAACACTCCCCAGTCGTAGCCGCTAAGGTCGAAACTCTCCTCCGCACGATGCTCCAAGACCCAGGCTGTCTTGTCCAGTTCCCGTGCCAGTTCAAAGCACTGGATGATGCGAGTCTTGATGAGCATGTCCCTTGACCGCCGCAGCTGTTCGACCATCTCGGCTGGCTCGACAACGCCTTGTAGCTCAGCGGGGATGATCTGAGTTACGTCAATCGTCTCGCCGTCTTCTAGCAGTTCGCCTCCAGCTTCGACGATCTCGTTCATCTCTAGTCGCGCGCCCAGTTCGTCCTGCGCTTCAATCACGCAGCGGATGGTGCCAATAAACTGACGGGGCTGTTCTCTGTTAATCATCGCGACCTTCGTAGTCCCATTTGGAGATGATGTAGTCTGTCTCTAGTCTCTTTTCTCTTGAGACCGGATCGTTTAGCACGTGAACCGAGTGATATTCACACTGGCCATAGTTCATACATTGTGAGGTTTCTAGTGGCCAGTGTCCAAGGCGCTCGGCGCGCTTTATTCGGTTGCACTTGTCTCGAACTCCTTCGAGCCACTCGGCAATTTCGAAGTTGTTTCGAGCCGTGATGTGCCGCTTAAAGCGGACCTCTCCACTCTTATACAGACCAGCGGCGTTGATGATACAGCCGCCGACTTTCCTGTTTGTCAGTTTATTGAGTCCCCAAATGTATCCCGTCATTTGGTTGTCTGGCTTAAAGCTGAGGAAGTAGTAAGTGCTATCCTCCTTACCAAGCACCGTAGTCGTCTTGTGATCGACTACATACAACGTGTCTCCGAACTCTGCCCCGACGTCAATGATGCCGCCGTAGATGATGGGTTCGAGGGGCTCTCGACAGTTGCCGCAAACTCCGTCGCTCCCGCCCAGCGCAACTATGCAGTTCTGGCACTCCAAGAACATCCCTGTGTCTATTGTGAACGCCTGTTCCACCACAGCGCCGTTCGGACCTTGTATGACCTTCCAAGACTCCGTAGGATACTCCTGAATGTACGCTGCCATGACTTTCAGCGCGTACGCTTCGCTACGAAAGTCATCCGAAGGCATCACCTCGGGCCAGTGTTCATGAATCGCTTTGAGTGCTGCGCCGGCGCTCCCTGTTCTATACCACTCCGCCCAGCCGTGGTGCATAACTCCGCCGAATGACAAGGACGGCTTGCGGCGTAGAGGTACGAGCTTCTTGTTGATTCGCAAGTCGTACTTTGCAAGGCAGATTGCCTGATCTAAGGCGAAGTTATCTACTTTCGTAAATGCTCCTCGAGATCGTCAACCTTCATACTCAATCCTGAACCTGCTGGCGCTTGAGAGATCGCCTTTCAGGTGCTCCTTTCCCATAGTAACTAGGATAGCGCCAACTCTAGCGAGCAGATCAGCTCGTATCTCCGACGCTGCGCCGTCGCCTCGCGCGCCTCCTATAACTACTAGGACTATCGCGTCTGGCTTGAGCTTCTTCATCAGCTCGTCGACTTCGGGCTGGTACTTGCTAAGTGGTTTCACTTCCGGGCCTTTCACCTTCAGACGTGGGACTGTGCGCCTTTCCACTGGCCAGACTCGAGGCGCTAGGCCCCACGCCGAAGGCGTCCCTAGCGTTACGGTTATAGATGCGTTGTAGCGCGTGACCAGCTTTAGCTGCATTCTCACGAACCTCGTCGAGTGCCTCGACG